AGAATCCTCTAGGTGGGCCTCCAAAAGTAGAAAACAATACTTGCAATCATCAATAACTGGTTTTGTATAGACTAACATAACTGAGGATCCACTGTAAACTCAGTTAACAACCGGAGTTGATCTTCCTACTTAATAGTGTTTCTACGCGCCAGATGGTCTGTAGATCGTTACACTATTAAGCGTTAAACCAGTTATAATAAGAATTAGACTTGTATCAATCTTGTGGCTAATTTATTTATGACAAATCTAATAATTCCAGATGTGGTAGTAGCATCAACTGTGCCAAAATCTTGATACTTACTGGCGATATTGTAATAGTCAGTATTAGTTTCAATGGGTATAGTTAGTGTTTGTTCGCCATTATTTAAATAAGTGTACCAATCATTAGGTGTATATGAAGATCCAAATAAAACACTTTCATTTGGTTGTAGAGTAATAGTAGGTGATGATCCTGAATTGGATTTTGATGTATACTCAATAGTACTTCTTGTTACCTCTTTTACTCTACCAGTTGTAACACCTATTGGTTGATTCTCCAATATCCAAATAGTACGTAATAATGCTAAATCCACAAGTGTACCATTGTACAAGACATTGTAACCAGGTGCAACAATATTATTATTATATTCAATATCTAATCTTGTACCTACTGGTATAGTGACACCATTAGTTGTTAATATGTTTTCACATAAATAACAAACTGCATTCAATAAATAACTTGTTTTTCGAGATGAATCAGTTAATTGACTATTCGAGAATTGAATGCCTGTACCAATTGGATTCTTAAATTGAAATGCATATCTTACATAAAAATATCCTGGTACTATTCTTTCATTATTAGTGTCAACTGTTGCAACTCCTAGAGCAATATATATGAAAGGATTGGATTCCTGATCTATTGCTCCTGCCATTCTAAATAAATTGTATTGTAAATTATTACCTAATTTAACAATAGCATTTTGTTTAGAATAACATTGTGTAAGCATACCACCATTTGATGTCTTAAGAGTTTGTTGTAAATTCTCAGTTGATGGTGCTTGGTTCCATAATGTACCTCCTATGACATTTCCTTGTTGAGTAACTGCACATTGAGGTACATATATAACTTCAAAATAGAGTGGTCTATAATTTTGGTAGCCACTAGCAACTGCCGCAACTCTAGTTCCACTCCAATATGCTGGGTTGCAAGGTATAATTGATATTACTTGTGAATTCTGGAATTCTGTACTTAAACTATCTGGTATTTGATACACTAAATCACATCCACGTACTATAGCACCAGTACCCGTTGTTTTAATTGTTTGGAATTGTTTAGGTGCTCCGAATACTTGTGCTGCAGGCATAGTACGTTTCTTTTGTCTAATTCTTTTAGGATTAGGCTTTGATTTCTTGGATAGCTTGGTACTCCTGTTGGAGCGTTTCATTATTCAAGCCTAACACAGATTTTAACTCCTCGACTGAAAATTCTGCATCTATTTGTTGGTTGACAGTTTCAGCTTCAGTCTTTGTCAATACATCAGTACGCACCCTGTACAATTTCTGCATTGACTCCCAATAGGAACCTTGTATCTTATGAGACTCTTTACGCATTCCAATATTATATACAATTTGTTCAATTTCAGTCTCTTGTAATTCGTAAGTACTTTTCTGCTGTTTCTCAAGCTTGTTTAGTCGTCGTTGAAATTTATGGTACTTACGTTCAAAGGTTTTCTTTTGGTTATCAGTGGCATACTGTAAGAAATACTTAGCTTTACAAAAGTATGCAGCTGCCATAATTTCAAATATTTTAATACCTTTGTATGATACAAGTAGGGCCATACCTTGATCCTGCAAATACCTGGCTGCTTGGTAGTAATTCATAGTTTTAATTTTACGACTGTATTTAGATAAATTATAAAACTTTTTGGGATCTCTTGTTAAAACTATTTCAGATTCATTCTTAAACCATGCTCTAAGAGAACAAAATTTAAGTGAATCTAGGTCACCAAAATCTAACATCTTAAGAACTTGTCCAAGTCCAAATACCCTAGTGTCAGGTTTGGTAACATCTTTAATTGCAGGCATAAAGTATTTATAATAAGCATTGTTGATAAATTCATTACTTACATATGGCTTATACATGACAGTAAAATCATCTCCTTTTGAGAAACAGATATAATCCCTGCCAAAGACTAAACCTGCTTTATCATTAACATAACGGTTGTATAATGCCATACGTAAAGTATTACATAATGTGGTATCACAATCACCCGAGAATACTGAACCAAGTATACTGTAGGTGAATAACAATTGCTTCTTTTTAGTATCAGCATTCATTGAAGTGACATCCATAGTTTTATATAATTGAGTAGCTGTTTCATAAAACTTTTCTTTGTCAACATGATAAATAGCATGTTTGACTCTACTATACAAGTAATGATCTACTCTTTTTAACGTGATGTCTTGTGTGTTATCAAAAGCTGATCCATCTCCCTCAACCACTTTAGTAAATCCTAATGCAGCATAATGGTTCACTTTATTTGCCATTTGTGTGAGATTGAGGCCACCACAATATCCATTGAATTTATCTTGGAAAATCTCTTCTAAGGCCCAACAAACTGGTCCCATTATGTATTTGGTTTGTAATGGTATTGAACATACCATTCTAGGTTTACCATCAATAGATTGAATTTCGACCTTACATATACCTTCATAATTAAGTCTCTCGACTTTTTGTATTTCCTGTCTAGTCAATGTAAAGTCATGTTGATAATACCTAGAAACCAAATCCATATCCATTTGTTTGTTCCTGTCTAAATGATTATACCATTGCTGATAAGAATAAGAGAAGTTGGTAAGCTCTTCTCCTACTTCATCATCAATTATTTTCTTAGAGTATTGAAGGAAGTCATCTGCGACAACAGGATCAGGTGTTGGTGCCATTTTCATTTGTCTTTTAGCTGCGGCATATATAGTGTGCTTACAACTCTTATATGCCATTACTTCATGAGATTGATCTGATATGTCACCAAATATTTGTTCATATAAGATCTTATTGTCACAGTTACAATCAATATCACTAACCTTGATATTGTCAAATGGATTTATTTCGTATTGATGATTATTTATAAGTATTGATTGGTTAGAATATTTATCATATAATTGTTTTAAATATTTATCTCGTATATCATCAATACGTAATCTTGGATAATGAGAGAAGTTTGGATGAGGATGTGTAATTCCTATTGGATATAACATTGCACTAGCATGCTTTTCTATATTGTCAGTCAAAGAAACACCTTGGAATTTATGTCTAATGCAATGATCTGTATCTGTGTTAGGCTTTATTGAAAATTTGATAATTTAACATCATTATTATCTAAATTAATGCCTAATCCTAAAGAGGTCTTAACTTTAAATTTAATGAAATCCCAGAGCTGTTCTTTAAAGTAAGCATCAATGAATCCATCAGGTAAGAGTTTGTACTCATCAGCTTTAAGAGAATTTAATTCAGTATTTAAGCCGATGTTTTTAAGAATCATTAATTTGGATTCTAAATTCAATGCTTGATTCATACAATATACAAGAACAGCATATATTTGATCTAATGACAATTGATCGTTTTCTCTATTAATATAATTAATGAAAGTATTAATGGCATCACGATCAATTTTGGGTGCTATAGCAATCTTAACACATACCCTGTTTATGAGAGATTTTTCAATGCTACATTGTACCAATTCATCCTTATTGATTGTAGCAGTTTTATATGTGTATGATCTGAAGAAACTATTATTAGTTTTATAGATGATATATTTATTAGCTACGGATGATTTAACAACCAGTCTTGGTGTTTTTATATCATCTTTTCTTTTAAATAATTTTTCCAGGAATTTTTCTTGATAATTGGGGTTAGGTATCATTATTGGGTGTTCTTCAATTTCATACATTAATCTGGAACAATCCCATTGATAATTTTCTGCTTTTTCTTTTAGCCTCATCTCTAAAAGAAAATATAAATTAGGATTTTCAAATACTTTTTCTGTGTAGAAATCAGCAAAATTAGGGTTTGATATTTTATGTATTTGGAAACTAACATAGTTAGTTGCTCCAGTGTCAACTTTGTTAGTGGCAATAACCTTCAATATGAAAGGGTAATTCATATTGGCTGGCTGTCTTAAAATTATAGCATCATATTGATTCAAGTCAAAGAATCTAATAGGTGATCTATAATAATGATTATTACCGTGAGTCTTCATAGTGAAAGTACCTTTAAGGAAGTCTATCATCTTGTTATCAACAGTACTTTCTGGAGGTTCCACTCTCATGAAACCTTCTACTAACTCACCATCACCAAATTGTATGTTGTGTATTTTAAAATCAGTATGTTTAGGGATATGTAATGAACCAATTGCCACAACACCATCTGATGATTGTTTAAAGGAGTAATATAAATCAGAATCATTAATATAATATATAACATCAGTTAACATTACGAGAGCATCATTAGGCATTTCATTATCGGCATACTCTTGTAATGTTCTTTCAATTGATTCTGCATTTAATTGATTAGCTAATTTTTCATCATATTCATTTCTTATGTTAATATTTTCAAAATTACAATTTGCATTATTATATGATGAAACATCAGCTTTAACTAATTCAACTCTTGTTTTATCAACACTATCACATTGGGGAGTTAAAATAGTTTTTACAAATCCTTTAAACATTCCTCTGCTGCTATTAATGTCTACAACTTCCCTATATGGTTGCAAACATTTGATATTAGTATCTCCATATTTATAAACTTGTTCAATAAACCTGACATTTTCTTTTAAAGCTATTGATTCTTCTATATCCCTAATTATATGTAATGTAGGATGGAGATTGGTAGTTATTGGATACCTTTTATATAAAATTTTATCAGATGGATCAAAAGGTTTCCAATCAACTACTTTAAGATTGGGATATATTTTCTTAATAATTGCAGCAACTTCCTTATTTTCAACCATAATTGGATGTTTTTCTGGCCTGGTATTAAATTCAATGGTTGAATTATTAGCAGCTAATTTTTCCAAAGCTGACTTAAACAGGATATTAACTGGGATTTTGACCTCAGTATTTTTGCAAGTATTATTTTCTGTTTTCTTATTAACAGAAGATAATGTATAATTAGATAACTTCATAAAAGTAAAAATTATTTTAACTCCCCAATGTGATAG